TACAACAAAAGAGGACATTTATTTAAAAGAAATATTTACAAATCTTATTCCAGTACAAACGTGTGCAACACATTGGACTAGATCAGCTGAGTCCTTTCGTACCCCTGTTCAGCAAGAAGACATAGAGAGACATCGAGCAGATTTAGAAAGTTTATCTGGCGATCCTCGTTTTCTAATCGCATTATTAAATATGCTAAATTATGATTTAATATCTACTGAAACCGTAATACCCCCTAAAGAAATAACGCATTTATATCTTAGTCGATCAGTTCCTAAGAATGAGTATAAGATTGTTGAGATTAATCTACCAAAACCAAGAGGTAAACGAGTTTATAATAGAATGTTTACAGGTCAAGGTGCACCCAAACGTGAACACTGGAGACGAGGACACTGGAGACGAGTTCATGATAAAAGAGGTAAGCTGATTAAACGTGTTTGGATTGGAGAACAAAAGGTCGGTGATAAAAAGCTAGGCAAAATTATACACGATTATGAATTAGTCAAAAAGGAGCAGTAAAAACATTATTTTCTAGTTTTATTGTAGTTATTATTTTACTATAATATAAGTATATCTCAGCTAAGATACTGAGAATAACTTTTAGAAAGGAAGAAAATGTCAAAATATTCATTAGAAGCCAAGTACGAAGTCCATTCTTGTTATGAGATAGACTTCAATATCCAAGAAGTTTTTGCATGGTGGGTAAAATACGATACCTTGTATGTTATCCATAAAAAAGGGGGTGATACTGAGATGTTTTCACCTAATTATCCTGCCCGAGATACCGACTTTAAGCATGCCGTTGCTTATTATCAAAATGCAGCACCTGTAGAAGAAAAAACTTTATTTTCAACCTTGGAGGACTAAATGGCTTTAAACTTAACGTATAAAAAAACATTAGGGCGATCTTTTCGTGCTGCACCTAATGCTTTAGAATTAGTAGTGTCTCATGATTGGGCAGCTATGAAAGAACCAGATAGACTAGCTTTTCAAGGGCTTGAGTCGAGTGAGCCTAGAATGCTACAACATGGCTTCGAAACTTATCTTATCGATGGTAATAACCTTGAGGTACATTTACCTGAGGGAACAGTACACCAGTTTGAACTTAAATTAGTAAACACTTACTATTCAGAACCAGAAGATTTAGACGATGACTTAGAGGAGGAAAAAGGAAATGCCTAAATATATTGTAACGACTTATGCAACCTGTGATTACTCATACGTTGTAAATGTAGACGAGGGTTGTGCTGAGGACATTGCCGAACAAAGGGTTTGGGACTATGGAATTCCTTTAAATGGGGGCGAGCCTACTAAGGTACACAACGAACAAGTTGCAGACGGTTGTGCTGTTTTATACGAAGATGGTGATGAAGAAAGTGCTATCCAAGGGTATACTGGACTTGTCGATGCCATACAAAACTGGCATACCAATCGTAATCTAATCGAGGGTAGTTCAGATAAAGATCAGATTGTAAAGTTAGTTGAAGAGTTTGGCGAACTATCTAGGTCTGTTATCCGTACCCCAAAAGTAACAGAAAAGTGGCTTAGTGAAAACGGCTACCCTGTATCACGAGACAATCTCCGTGATTCGATTGGCGATATGATCGTTGTCCTTATAAATATAGCTATGCGAAATGATTTATCCTTATACGAGTGTATAGCAAAAGCATACGATGAAATCAAAGATCGTAAGGGTAAAATGGTTAATGGTTCTTTTATTAAAGAGGAAGAAAATGGATAAGTTGACGCAAGTAAAAATGTATGTTTACGATGTCGTAAGAAAACATTGGGATAACCCAGATCAATCTCTTATGGGTGTCGAGTTAGGAAGATTAGAACTTGCAGAAGAAGTGTGGAGAATAATAAACGAAAAGGAAGAAACTGAAATACTAACAGAACGATGGGAAAGACTTTATGGTGGTGAAGATAATGAATAAAGTAAAAGGAAAAGAACGAATGCATAAAGATCCGAATAATTGTTGTAAATGTGGAGAAAAACTTAAAGGTGTAAACCATAGAAGAACAACACCTAAAATGTGCCCATCTTGTCGAGGTGACCAAGTCGGTGGTAATAGTGTCATAAGACAGATATATTTAGATGCACAAGATAATCCTACGGAACCAGCCGAAGACGAAATGTTTTTTGAAGATGACCCAAGAGCTGAAGAAGAAATAATGTATGGCAGAGTAAAAAGACAACCTTCCGTTCTTTCTTATGGAGTGTCCGAGTTAGCTGATATTATGGTTCCAAGTTTGACTAATCCTGCTTACAAACATAAAAAAGGGTCAGCCAGAAACGGCACTCGTTTTTCAATTAAAAAGGAGCATGAACAATGAACTGTTGGCATTGTAAAACTAAACTTATCTGGGGAGGTGACCACGATTTAGAAGAAGAAGATTATGAAGACTTTTGTATGTCTACTAATCTTAGCTGTCCTAAATGTGGCTCTCATATAGATGTTTATTTACCAAGACAAAAGGAGGAAGGAATGGAAGGATCAATAAAAAACGCATGGCTTGTAGAAGTCTATAGCCCCCAAGATGAAGTTTGGGATTTAGTAAGGGCATACCCATCTACAAAGTTGGTAACTATAAATAGTGCAATGATGCACCCAGACCAACAAGAAGATATTAATGAAGCAAGGGCTTGTTTACATTATACTCAGTTAAGTAAACAAGATACATTTACAGAATATCGTTGGCGATTTGGCTTTTTTAAAGCCTATAGTCCTGAGATGCACCAAAAAGAATGGACCTATAAGATCGTCTACGACCCAATTACTCAAAAGACTGAGGAGATTGAAGAATGAGACTAGAGCCTTCATCATATTATAGAATAAGAATAACAAATAAAGGTAATGGTGGTTCATCATATATTGGATCATTCAAAACAAAAGAAGAAGCTCAAAAGAAGATAGAGCATGTACCAGCTTTTCAGCGAAACGATAACTTCTATTCATTACATATAGAGCAAATGGAAGACATGATACGGTACGAGTTTAGCGACTAAAAACATTACTTTGTACTTTTATTGCTTTTTTTGACGGGCTATACTTTAGTATAAGTTAAATTAAAGAAAGGAAGAAAATGTCGACATACCTAACAAAACAAAAAGATCGTAACTTAGTTCAGATTTCGAACAAAGAAACTATTAAAGACCTGCGAGATATCCAAGATATCTTATGTGCTGAGACAGGTTTAAACCTTAGTATACAAAACGTGGTAAACCACTTAATCAAAGAATACTTAAAAGAAAGATGAGTATTTGTAGATCATGTAACGAAGCTGAGGTTCCTTTACTTCGGCTTCGTCTAGGTTACAAAGTTTGTCTTAGCTGTGGAGAAAAAGATGCACGTCAGGTTGTGCATACAATAGTTCCTATGCATAAGTCAAATTATGTAGTAATATCAAACTATGACGAGTTAGTCAGCATCAATACAAAGGGAGGGTAACGATGGCTTGGAAACAACTTGAACAAGGTCACGGCTTTGGTTATATGGAATATTGGGATCCTGAAGATTGGGCACATCCCGAATATCCTAACGAAATTTTTCCAAAGGGTGGCGAGTATATGTCAGAAGAAGCAGCTCGTGGGTTATTAAAATTTCATGCCTTTAATGGTCGTCACATGGATGTTTATCAGTTTTTACATAAAGAAGAAGCTGATGGGTCAAGAAACCTTGGGGATGGTTCTACAGAGTATTGGGAAAAAGGTGATATATTATATAGTTATATCATTCACCACAGAGAAGAAACATGGAACTTTTTTAGATATAGAATGGAGGTATAAATGAAACATACGTGGAAGATAACATATCCTGATGGAGAAATCGAGTTTTGGCACGATTCCATCAGCGATGTTGTGCCAGAATTGGCTCGCCTACAAAAAATTCATAAGGGTGGTGTTAGTATCGATCTCCACCCTACTCAAATAGTAGAAGATTTGGAGGATAGTGATGCCAAAGTTACGAAACATTGACGTCTACCATAACCTTACGGTCAATGCACCAGAAGGATCTTATGAGTGGGCTAAGAAACTAGGGCAACAACACATTTGCCTAAATAAGGGTCAGTTTAAATCACAAACTTTATGTGGCAAGGCAATGCTCGGGAATAATTATGCAAAAGATATCCCGATCGCTTACAAAGTTCAGTGTTTAGACTGTCAAAAACTGCTTTATCGTATCAACCGAGATAAAGCATAAAAAAGGAGTTATGGGGCAATACTTTGTAATAGTAATCATAGTTTTTGCCCTATATACTTAATCTATAAGTTAAACTTAATCAACTAGAAAGGACGAAATAATGTCACATAATGTAGAAACAATGGCTTGGGCAAACGAAAAGCCTTGGCATAAATTAGGAGTCGAAGTTTCAGCCGACTTATCCCCAGAAGAAATGCAAAAAGCTGCACAGCTTGATTGGACCGTTTCTAAGCGACCAGCATATACTATCGATCAGCCCGAGTGGTCTGAAAACGTAGGTGTGATGAATGCCGATGGTCACCATTTTATAGTTCGTGATAGCGATAACCAAGTATTATCCGAGTGTGGAAATGGTTATATACCAATCCAAAACAGAGATATATTTGACTTCTTTGTGAAGTTTACCCAAGCAGGTCACATGAAAATGGAAACTGCAGGTTCACTTAGAGGTGGTAAAGAAATCTGGGGTTTAGCCAAACTTGCCGATGACTTTGAGTTAGCAGGAGGTGACGAAGTTAAAGGTTATCTTCTCATCAACCAACCACACGCTGTAGGAAAAGCAATGACAATCAAGTTTACACCGATTCGAGTTGTCTGTAATAATACACTAACTATGGCACTGAGAGGAGAAGGCACTGCACTTCGTATGCCACACGTCAAGGACTTTAATGCAGATGTTCGTGCTGCAGCAGAAGAAGCACTTGGTCTTAGTAGTCAAGCGATTGCCGACTTCAAAGAAAAAGCAGCCTTCTTAGCTTCACGTCAGTTCAAGCAAGAGTCCGTACTTAACTACATCGCAGAACTTTATCAGCCACAAATACTTGTCGATAAAGCCAAAGCGATTACTAGCGAAGAATTCGTTATGCAGGAGAAGTTCAACACTACTGCTAACCAAGTTCTTCAAAACATCGACCTAAGTCCAGGAGCCACAATGAAGTCTGCCAAGGGTACTTGGTGGGGTGCATTGAACGGAGTAACGTATCTCGAAGACCACCAGCGAAAAGGAACTGCTGTCGGGAACTCCCTTCATTCATCATGGTTTGGTGTTGGTGCCTCAAGAAAAGCTAAAGCATTAGACAAGGCTCTTGAATATGCAAATGTCTGATTATTCTTTTATGGAGTATGTCCAGTTCGCTCTGGACATCTTCATTCTAGTGGCTACTTGATAAGCCCTTCATCATCATATCTTTCTTACTTTCACCCCATAGTTTTTTGCTATGGGGTTTTTCTTTGCTTGGTTGTACTCACTGACAGACTCGTTTGTAAAATACAGTAAATTAGAGTCAATCAATTAGCCCATAAAAAACATTATTTTGTAAGTATTATTCGTTTTCCTGACCCTATATAATATAACTAAGTTAAGTAAACATTTATAGAAAGGTAAGAAAATGTCAAAAATAACAAAAATGCCAAAACCTGATAAATTTGGTAATGTTCCTGAAACTTCTGCTAAAAACTGGGCTGATCTAAAAGCTGCATTGATTGAAGTGCATGATGATACTGCTCTGGTAAAAACTAATGAGT